GCAGAAGTAATACTGATGGTGAAGTTAGCAGTTGTTCGTCGCCTGAAGGCAAAGGTGAAATACTGATCTCCACTTCTGTTGGAGGAGAGATCAGGACCAACTGGCAGATAACCAGAAGAGTAGTCGGTAGTATCGTGCTTAATGTTACCAAGTCTAACGGTTGCTTCTCTTGTAGTTGAGATTCCAGGGTCAGCAGACTCTGTATAAGGATTTGCTGTGTAGAAGTTAGTCGATCCATTGAAGGAAGGATTGTCAGTCGTTTCAGCAGAAAGGTCAAAGATTCTCAATCCATCATCATCGTAGAAAGAACCAAGTGAATCAGCAACTGCGATTCCAACTTCACTAATACCACTCTGTGCTGCGGTATGAACCTGAACATTAGTAGCGATATCGCTGCTATAAGAACCTGCTCCATTTACGTTACGGGCACGAACCTTAACGCGAGAAACTGTTCTTACGCTAGAGGATGTAATTGGAACAGTAAGACTTCCAATTGCATATCCAGTTGTAACACCAATGTTCTTCTGAGGAATTCCGCCTGTCAGGAAACTAGACGTTCCATCAATATTTGCATATGTGTAATCACTGCTAGTAATAGCATCGGATGATGTGCTTTCTTGGTTGCTTCCATCATCAACTTCAACAACATTAGAGACGTTGCTGTAAGTCTGACCAGTCAGATCATCAATGGTAACACCAGCAAGTGTCAAGTTTGGAGAACCACTATTGTAGTATGGAATACCAGAAACATATCTGAAGGTTCCAGCAGTGTTTTGGGTTAAGGTTGCAGAAGCAACATGAACTGTTGGAGTTGCTGTGTGATCTTTATCACAAACGAATGCAACAGAGTTAGTATCCCCCAGAGCACTATGAGACAATCTCATAGAGTTGATACCAACTGAGATTCCAGAGACTGCCTTAGTAACTCTTGCTTTAAATCCTTTATACAATCCAGGATAGTAGATAGAGTTTGCAAAGGTTACTGATGAACCGCCAGAGTTGAGTAATTGATAATCACTCTCAGAATCAATGATCAAAGAAGTGTATGTTCCACTGTCATCTCCAGTAGTAAGTTCTTTGGTTCCATCAAAAGAACCATTGACAACTGCTCTCAGATTTCCAGAGTTAGCGTTGTAAGCAAAAGTTGGAATAGGACCAGCAACTGCGTTACCTGAAGTGAGACGAACAACATCATCTCCCGCACTCAGGCCAGTTCCACCGCCACTGTTATCATCTGCATTTGCAGTAAGTTTTGGTGATGTTCCGACACTGCTAGAAACAGCAGGTAAAGTCTTGCTACTCAGACCATCTGGATTGGTAATATCATCCTGATATACCTTCAGAGAAGTTGTGGTGCTCTTAGGAATTTCAGATGGGTCTGTAGTGGTATGGTTGGTAATGGTAAGGGTAAGAGTGTCTTGACTCGTTCCGCTAGAAGTTCCATCTGCCCACTGGTGAGACAGTCTTCCAGCAGATCCGCCTGCACCACCATCATCATTATCTCCAGTAATAGTATCAACCGAACTTCCATCACCCCAGTTTACGGTGAATGTTGCACCTACACCAGTTGCGTTCGTCGTGGTGTTATCAAGGTGCAGAGTATGATAGGAGTTCGTTCCTCCAGTATTGTCAACAACATAAAGGTCGTTGCCAGTCAGAGCAGAACCACCAGAACCTGCTCTGAACAGGCTGAATCCCATTACTGGGGCAGGAGTAAAGACCGTAATAAAGTTTTCTTTTGTGATTGACTGTGAAGATCCTGCTCCTACACCACTGCTGTTTTTGGCAGTGACTGTAACGTCATACGTTCCACCGTCAGTATCAGTGTAGTTGTGAGAAGGAGTTGAATCAGTTGAATTGAGGTCACTGCTACCATCTCCCCAGTCAATATCAAAGCGGTTAGCATTACCTGAAGATGTAATTGTCAGTGTTACTGCTAAGGTTGCAGCACCTGAAGTCGTATCTGCAGTGAAGTCAACATCCGTTACTGCAGTGTTCTTAATGATGTTTAATCCAAGTTCGTTCAGATCATCAATACTGTTGACGAGACTTGATGAAGATGTAAGAGTATTGAGTGCTCCGTCTGTCAAAGAACTATCGGATGGAGTTCCGAGTGTCAGTGTTCCACCTTGTCCGTAGTAATTGTTTGCGGTAACGATACCTGCATTAAGAATCGTGCTGTTGCTTGCATTCGCAGCTCCCGTTGCGACTGTAGTTCCAACACCAACGTTTCCGCTTGAGTCAATTAAAACTCTAACGCTATCTCCTGTCAGGAATTCAAGTGAGTCATTATCGTCTCCAGCAGTTGTTTCTGCTCTGATGAATGTATCTCCGTCAACGTCCTTTACACCACCAAGTGATCCCCAAGCATTTCCTGCTCCGTATCCTTCAAACTGGGATAATGTGGTGTTATATCTAATCTGACCGAGAATTGCAGACCCTGGTCTTTCTCCAGTTGTACCTTTAGCAATCTGGAGGAATCCAGTGCTATCAATTGTGACATTATTTGAGAAAGTTGAAACGCCAGTTACATTAAGTCTTCCACCGATCGTTACGTTATCTGGAAGACCAATCTGAATTTGGTTATCTGTGACGGTTGTTTCAATTTCATTTGCAGTTCCAGCAAATGTAATCGTTGAACCAGTACTAACCTCATCAGTTGTGCCACTATCAGCAGCAATATCAAATGTTGATGCTGCTGGTGCTGCGAATGATAGATTTCCTGAGCCATCAGTTTTTAAAATATCATTCGCATTGCCATCCGCTGACGGCATAACAAAAGTTACAATACCAGATAAAGAATCTGGTGATTTCAGAGTTATAAAGTTAGTGCCGTTGTCAGTGCCTTCTACAAGGTTTACTCCGCTGCCTACTGTAGAAGAATTTATCGACCAAAATCGACCTGAACCTACGAACTGATTATTACCCGAGGTAGAGTCAATACCAACATATAGATCTTTGCTATCTGTTGTAAAGCCTGGTTCACCCGCCCTCAATCCAGGGAGATTTGCAAGGAGGCCTCTCTTAAACTGAATTACAGGAGCCGCCATCTTTTGTTACATACACTATGTTTTTACTATTTAGTCTAGAATGAACCTCCGTCCACACTAGTAATAGTCATGTCATTTACGTCAAGTTCCTCTTCAATTTGATCAACAAAATCATCTGGCAAATCCCCATCCAATACCTGATCAGAAGAGAGCACAGTATCCATATCTCTTATGACAAATGTATCTGATGTTGCATCATAAACAATCATGTGTTTATGTTTAGTTGAATCCAACGTTCCAAAATCAGCGTTGGACATATCCCTGATATTGGATATTGCCATCAGAATCCTCCACCATCAACATTATCAAGTTGAACACTTCCAAGATCAATTTCAGATTCAAGTTGATCAATGAAGTCATCTGGAAGATCACCATCTTCTACCGATTGACTCAGAACCACATCAGGATCTACCAATACAAATTTGTCTGACGGCGAATCATATACCATTACGAACCCATCTTGTCCTTCTCCGAGATTCTCAACATCAACGTCTGCAAGACCATCTACAGTTGTAACTGGCCTTTGAGATGTTACATTATTTGATTTCATTGGCGCATTGATGTTGCGCTTAATAGTAACTGTAGCTGCTGCTGTTGATCTGACTACTTTTACTGGCATGGTATTTAAGTGCTAATGCCTGCTGTTACAATCGCTGATCCTTCGACAAGTCTTGATTTTGTTCCACCAGATGAAGTCAACCGGATATCATATAAGTATCTCCCTGGGGAAAGTCCACCAGTTACTCCACTTGTCATTGCTATGGCAACTTCTCCAGTTCCTGCAGTGATAGTAACTGAAAATGCAGTGGATGATGTAGCGGTAGGATGTTTCTTCAGTTTTGCTTCACCACTAAACCCTGAAAGATTAGAAGCACTACCATCAGATTCGGTTGACTTAAAAGTTTCCTCAAAGTCTGCTCCCTGAGGAATACTAATATTAATAACAGGATTCGCTGCCATGGTCCTTTTTTAACTATTTAGATTGGTCTTGGTCTTTACCTTGGTTCTTGAGTAGTTTTGATAATTCTGCAGTAGATCCTACAAACAATGCATTGGTGACATTTGTTGGGCCCTTGGCAACTGTTTCCTCTTCAACGTCTTTGAGTTTCTTCTGTAGTTCCATCAACTTATCAGTTGCGTCTGCAACGTTCTTGATTAACTGACCTGCAACTTCATATGCTCTAGGCATCTCACTCTCCTGAGCAAGTTCAAGAATACCATTAATCGCTTCTTGTCCCTTTTCAATAATAGAGTACAGATTGCCTCTAGTATATTCATAATCTTTCTTGACATCATCCGCAGAAGATGCTGAAGTTGGAATAGGTTTTGGTGTATCCTTTACTGGTTCTGCAGATACAATATCTCCTGCAACATCAAAAGTTTCATTAAGTTCATCAAAATTTTTAGTCATTTTCATTTCTCTATCAATAGCTTACGCTGAAACCAAAATCATCTCCATCTTGGATGAGTAAGTCGTCCGCATTTGTAATCGACTTAATTGCTTCTCCCTTAACGTGTTTGGTAGGCGTCGTGTTATCTTGACCTCTCTTGACCTTAATACTGTCGGTAAGAACATCGAGAACATACAGTTCTTCACCGTCCAATTCAACGTATGTGTTCTCTGTGATTGCAGAAACATCAGCAACCTTAAAGAGAACATCACTAGGTTCAATGTCTTGATCGACAGTTGTAAGAACTGTTCCTGTGTAATTTTTGATTGCTCTTGGTTCAACGCTGTAAGTAAGATCTCTCTGTGGAGTTCCTGTTCCAGTAGATCCTGCAACATATCCAATAGAAACCTTTTTGATGATATCGCTGCTTGCAGAGGAAACAGGTCCAAACAGATATGTTTTTGCGCTAAATCTTAAGGTATATACCAGAGCTCTTCTTGTGGTAAAGTCACCTTCATAGTCATCGTCCATATTGATACTTTCGAGAGTAACAGGAATATCTCTCTTCTCTCCAATAGACTCGACCAGGTTAACAGACATTGTATATGCTGGTTGGAAGTATGGAAGAATCTGCTCAACAATTTGGAGCATATCATCATTCAACTTAGTCATAATTGCCAGTTCAAATTCCATATTATATGGAACTGGCATATATCCAGTGTGTATTGAAGTTTTGTCCGATGTGAGTGCTTTTTTAAACTTTTGAGTTTGAGTTACTTTTCTAGTTGGATCATAAGTGAGTCCAACAAACTCAAATGACATTCTTGGTAATGAGAGTGATGTAGATTTACTCAGTTCTGGTTGCTGAGTAACTCTTGCCAAAAACTTTTGAGTAGGTCCATATGCAAGAGGAACCTTGAACTGGTTATTTACATTACCAGATGAATCATCTTGTTTGATGAGAATGTTATTAAACAGAGAACCGAATGATATGATGGTCCTTCTAAAAATTTCGTTGTAAAAATACTCAAACATTGGGTTCGGTTCTTGTTTTAATTATTATTTAGGGTTCAGGGCATACCGAATGGATTTCTCTCAGTAAAATCGATAATGGCATCTGCTTCACCCTCAATTTCTTCATTTGCCATGAATCCAGTTTCTGGGAAGGAAGAAGAAGCAAGTTTGTAACTTGCGGAAGAAGCCGCTCCAACGATTTGCTCTCCAACGACAAAATCTCCGTCTGCTCTGTAAATTTCGAGAGACCCTGTAGACGCAACCCAGTTGAGAACTCTTGCTGTGGTTCCCGAAGAAGAACCAGTAACAGTTTCGTTCTTCTGGAATGTTCCAACTCCAGTTTGGTTTGGTGCCGCGATGGTGATTGTTGGTGCCTCCGTGTATCCCAAACCAGCATTGGTGATGTAAAGGTGACTGATTGTTCCAGCAGAACTGACTCTAACTGTCGCAGCTGCAGACACTGTTGCAGAACCGCTGAAAGTGACAGCTGGCGCTGTTGCTGTGGTATATCCAGAACCACCGCCAGTGATAGTGACAATACCAATAACACCGTCACCAATTGATGTAGTTGCTGCTGCACCTACACCATCTCCAGCAAATCTGACAGCAGGTGCTAATGTATATCCAGCACCTGGGTTTGTGAGGAGGACTTTTTGAATTGACTCTGCAACTGGATTTGCATTGAGTTCACAAGCAACAATTCCTGAAATCCTTTCAGCAGTTGCTACACCAGTAGTTCCTCCAGCTGGAGCAATACTAATCTTGACATCTGGATTGTAGGTGTATCCACCTCCACGATTGGTTACAGTAATCATTCTGATGCCACCATCAGAAACATATCCAACTGTTGCCAATGCAGTTGTTCCAACACCAACAAGATTGAGTGTGGTTGTCATTGCATCACCACCCAAGAGTTCAGAGTCAGAGGAACCCAAAGTTCCTTGTATGGCATCATCTATTTCAGCAACATCAGTATCGATGACTTCATTTTCGTATCTGAAGAGTTCACACTTCAGTGTATATACGTATCCTTTCTGTAATTGATAGAATGGTTTCTCGTGCTCTACAAATTTAATTTCAAATAATCTATCCCCAAGAGGAAAATAAATTAAGTCCCCTTCTTTGGGTCTATTGCTTATTTTGATATTATCCTTTCCTTCCATCAAAGGTGTCAAATAAGACTCAAATCTTTCTTTTGAAATCGTAAGACTTATTTCTTGAGTTGACTGAATACCAAACTTTGAAAGGATGGTAGTCTGGTCACCATATCCTTCAAAATTTTCTAAGTATGCTTCGATTGGATGTGCTTCATCGAAATTAGATTCAATGACTTCTCTAATCACAGTGTTTTCTGTGATAAATTTTCTTGGCATATAATGAACTTCAACTCCATACATACGGAGTTGTTCATTGATTAAGTCCTGTATCAGATTTTGCTCTGACGGAGAACCTTGTAGAAAGAAGGGATTAAGTGCCATAATATCAACCGATCATATCGAATGGAGGGAGTTCGTATGTATTCGACATCTTCTCCATTATTCTCTCTAAATCCTTTTCTGCATCGTCATACATCTGTCTACCGTTGAGTTCAACTCCACCTGGTAGTTTGACTCCAGTAAACTTCATCATATTCATTCCCCACTGCCTCTTAATTAGAGCCGTGAGATATGGTTTGAGGAATGAATCGTTATAGACTCTTGCATAATCATTTGGATCCAGTGTGGAGTGACACTGAATAATCAAATAATCGTCAACATCAACACTTCCCCAGTCAAGATCAAGATATAATCTATCTTGACGTTTATTAAATCTTATCTGTTTGTCTGTAGTCAATAAGAAATTAATATCTTCCAAATATGTCTTCGTCATCGCATAGGTCAACATCTCTGTTGCACCCCAGTAGTAGATATCATTTAAGAACATCTGATATCTAACACTAAACATATTGTTAGTGACTGTATTCGTTCCATCAAAGTGGAACAACTTAGTAACTCCAATTACATTTGGAGGAACTTGTAAGTAATTGCTATTCTCTTCAAAAGTAAAAGTAGTTGCCGTGTCATATCCAGCAATAGTAGTTGATGCTGTAGTCGTAGCGATACCTACAGCAGTATTACTGCCACCTCTAGTTCTACCTCTGTCAATATCTGCTTGAGTGATCTTATACTTGTAGTACGTTTCGTATACGCCGTCAAAATGTCTTTCTTGGAAAAACTGAATGGCGTCATCTACCAGGTCATCAATTTGCTCATCAGCAACATTGATCTCAAGAACAGGAAATCCAAGTTGTCTTTTGCAGTAGTCTATTAGCTCCTGCCTAGTAGATGGTTGTGCCATTTACACATTGCTCCTTATATTGATATTTAGTCTTGTTTCCTTGCCAGGTCTAGCAAAAGAGACTTAATTTCATTCAAATCATTCTTGATATCATTTACATCGGTTTCAAGTTGTTCAACTCTTTCCGATTTTGATGCGTTTTTCTTTTTTGCTTTCATATATTCATCATATTCAGACTTACTGGTATTGATGATTGCACCAGTATTAGGATCCCTGACTAAATTCAGGGAATCCTTTACTTTTACGTATTCTTTCATAATTATGCGAGGGCAATAACTCTAAGGTCTCTAAGTGAAGGTGGATATGCCTGACTTGTAGATGTCATAACAAGTTTGACTCTAAAGTGCTTGAAGGCAGGAAGATCATCTCTTGTAAAGGTGAAATCTTGGTAAGAATCCTCATCTCCATCTTTAAACAATTCAATAAATCTATCAGGTCTTCCGTTTGAGTCCTCAAGGCGGATAATCTGACCATTATTATTCAGGTTATCATATCCTGGGAAAGGAACAAAGATTGGATCAAATCCACCATCATTACTAATAGCATAG